CCGAGTACACATTGCCAGATGGTACTCAAATGTTTAGTCCTGAAAAATTTAATGCTGAGTTAAAAAGATTACAGCCACAAATAGGCGTATTTTTTAAAGGCGATGATTTGCAGAGAGTTCAAGGTTTATCGCGTGTGTTGACAATGACACGGAGGGCTGGTGAAGCTGGTGTAACAACAGCAACTGGTCAAGAAGCTGTGCCATTTGTTGCGGGTAGCTTTTTGCAAAGCATATTCGGTAGTCTTGGGGCTTCAATTGCTGCCGCAGGCGGCATCGGAGCAACGGCACGTATTTATGAGTCTGCGGCAGTTCGTGATTTGTTGATGAAAATACCAAAGACAGCACCTGGAGGTGTTGAAGAAGCAAAATTATTTAAACGCTTGATGTCAACTATTCAAACAGAAGTAAACTTACTGCCAGCAGAACAGGCCACACAGGAGAACCAATAAATGTCAGCACTCTCAATACAAGTCCCATTTCCTGTCTTTCAAGACCGTGATGGACAGCCATTAGATAATGGTTACGTGTGGATTGGTACTGCCAACTTAAACCCACAAACCAATCCAGTTGTTGCTTACTTTGACGCAGCATTGACAATCATTGCAGCACAGCCATTGCGGACGATCAATGGTTATGTTTCAAGTGCTGGTACACCAGCTCAAATTTATGTTGATGCCGCAGATTTCAGCATTTTGGTGCAAGACAGCAAAGGCTCAATGGTTTACAACTTTCCATCTGGAACTGGAATTGGTGCTAATGCTTGCGCTTTAACCTATAGTCCTCCATTTACTGGAGGAGTTCCATATCCAGTTTGTCAAAAGTTAGATCAGTACGTTAGCGTCAAAGATTTTGGTGCAACTGGCGATGGCGTGACTAATGACACGGCAGCAATCCAAGCTGCCGCAAATACTGGTGGGACTTTGTATTTTCCTGATGGCACATACGAAATCACTCACGTTGATTTGTCAAGTAACACACAATTGATCGGTGAAAGCTGGAACACTATCATTCATCAAATTAGCGGTACTAATCCAAGACCAGGCAGTGTTGATGGTATGTTTGTAATGAACTTAGCTAACAGTCAAACGCCAATAAAAGATGTGTCGTTTCGCAACATTCAATTCCGCATGGATTTGCCAACTGGAATATATACGCCAGCAGATGAACAGTCGCACGTTATTCTTGGCGGTCACACACAAAATATTATTGTTGACAACTGTTATTTTTACGGATGGCGTGGCGATGCAATATTTGTAGGCTCTCAAATGTCGGGAGTTGGTGTTCCTACAAATTATGCAGCGCAAAATACAACCATCACAAATTGCCAATTTGACGGAATTAACAATACGTGCCGACAAGGTATTACTGGGGGTTCTGTTGATGGCCTATACATTTTTAACAATTATTTTGTAAATACAACCAATGCAACAATGCCTGGCGCTATCGATATTGAACCTGAGTTGCAATTTGCATACGCTAGAACTATCATAATTACTAACAACATTTTTGTTGGGATTGGCCCTGTTGGGGCTAGAAGACGTGCTGTAATTTTTGATTTGGGCAATTTAAATCTTGGAAGTACAGAACGCAGAGGAAACATTACGGTTGCCGACAACTATATGAACACAAGTAACGGTGTTCGAGTTATGGGTGCAAAGATTACAACCAATATTAACTTCATCAGCAACTGGATTTTTGGCACTGATGAAACAATGATTTTAACCAATGTTGATGGATTGGTTGTTGCCGATAATTATTTTGAAGATTGCGCCACAGTCCTTATTGGATTTTCTACATCAGGTGCTGAAGTTAAAAACGCATCAATTTACGGAAACACCTTTGAAACTTGCGGGATTGCAGGCGCAGCACTTCAAGTTAATACATTAATAAATGGTTCTATCTGTGACAATCAATTTATTGATTGTGGTGCTGGCGGTGATTTGACAGCAATTCGATTTGCTAGTGGCGGAACTCAAACTGGCGTTACTGTTCACGACAATGTGTTCACAACTCCAAATGCTATTACTGTCAACGCTTTATTAAGTTCAGGGACACAAGATGCTGAATCTCTGTACCATGACAATATTTTTAAAAATAACATTAACCCAGGCGACTGGCAAAATGGTTTTTATTTAAATGGCGCTGGAATGATAAGCAGCACAACGGTATCGTTTGCTGCAAACGCTAATACAATTCTTTATTATGTCCCGCCAAATAAAAAATTGGTTTTGACTAAGGCTGTTGTAATTGCTGGCGCAGATGCTGGTGCTACAACCGAAATTAGCATCGGTCAAAGCACTTCAACAACTGACTTTATTCCTACGTATACTCTAAGCAACTTAGACGCAGCTAATGATGCGGTAATCTTGCAACCAATCCCAAACACAACACCGCTAAAAAACAGGGCGTACCCAGCAGGGTCAATTATCAGTTGCACGATAGCCACCGCCTCAGGCGGTGCAACAAATACAGTCCAACTGTACGGCACTTTTATTTAAGGACTCAGTTATGTTGAAAACAGTCTCATCCATCACCAACGCCATCGGTGCGTTGAACTTCAAAGGCACATGGGATGCCAACGCCAACAGCCCTGCACTAGCCTCCAGCGTGGGTACAAAGGGCGATTACTACGTGGTTGGCACAGCAGGCTCAACCAACCTGAACGGCATCAGCAATTGGGGCGTAGGCGATCTTGCAACCTTTAACGGCTCGGTGTGGCAACGGGTCGAAGGCGGCGCTGATTTAAACGGAGTAAATCTTTCCGTTTCAGGCACAAGCACACTGTCAGGCTTGACCGCATCGACTGCGCTGTCGCTCAACGCCAGTAAAGAGATCGTCAGCGTCACCAACACAGGCACTGGCGACAATGTGCTAGCAACGGCCCCGAGCTTGGTAGGTGATGTGACTTTAAGCACTGGCAACTTGGTAACCGGCACATCTGGCAAAGGCATTCAAGGCACTACAACAAACAACAATGCTGCTGCGGGGGTTGTTGGTGAATATGTATCATCAACAGTTACTCCAGCCAGTTTGCTAGCTTTAACATCCCCAACAGCCCTAGACATTACTAGCATTTCTTTAACTGCTGGCGATTGGGATGTTGCGGGAATAATTGGATTTGGCGGTATATCTGGGACTTCTGTTGTAGCTTTTGTTAGTGCAAATGCCAGTTCAATAAGTGCCGCAATAAGTCCGTCAATAGGAATTCAGGTGTTGATGGATAGTTCTACGCAAATTTCAACAGTTGCGGATATGACCGCAGCACTCCCCGTGTATAGATATTCATTAGCAGCAACTACAACAATTTATCTTGTTGCACGGGCCAGCTATACAACAGGTTCTATCGGGGCTTATGGAACAATCAGCGCAAGGAGAATACGATGAAATACTCAATAGTACGCCAAGACGGTGTAACAGAAATTCGACAAGATTCTTCTACTTCTGTAGAAAATGCTATTGAATTAACTGATGAACAATACGATCAATTAGTAAGTGGGTTTTTTATTTTACAAGACAAAGAAATTGTAGCTAATCCAAACCCCCCTCGGCAGTAAGGAAAAATAAATGTCTTTAATAAAAGTTTTTTGTTTAATCATTGTAATGTACAAAGCAGCTCAAGCTGCACAAGGAGTCTGAAATGTCCACTAATTCACAAATCGCTTTTGCGCCTCTTGGCGAGACCGTAGTAGTTGCTGCGGCGGCTAGTGCGCCTACTGGTGTACAGGCACTTGTTAGCGGTAGATTAGATGCACAAGGCACGGGTCAGTATCGCATCATCAACAATAGTATCTATACGGTGTTTTTGGGTGTTGGAACTACTGCTGCATTGGCTACGGCAAACGCTGTTGCACCAATTGCAGGTGACCCAAGCCCAGCTATCGTTCTAGTGCCAGGTGCAGTAGAAATTCTGCGCTTTGCACGTACATCGTACTTCAGCGGCCTTGCATCAGCAGCGGCTACTGTCTACATTGTGCAGGGCGAAGGCATTTAAATGTTGGAGACTGACGTTATGGCAGAAGGAAACGAGATCGACCTTGTAAAGTACGGTGTGCTGTGGCAGAAAGTACAGGACATGGACAAGAAAATGGACAAGGTTGAACGCCAACTTGATGAGCTGATGGCTTTGGCAAATAAGGGTCGTGGTGGCCTTTGGTTTGGCATGACCATTGTTTCAGGTGTGTCGGCTGTTGTCGGTTACTTTTTAAATTATTTCAAGCACTAAATGAGATTAAGTGATAGATGTCGCATCAGCACAAATACCTTGGCCCAATACCGAGACAAAAATCGTGTTGGTGTGCCGTGTCGTGCTGCCGCAAGAAAAGTATGGGGCGAATGAGTTTTTAGATAAGGACGGTAGAGTTTGTCGGTGGGTGTTGGAGGTGATTAAGAAAGAACGCCATGATTGACCCATTCACGGCCTTCGCAGTAGCACAAGGTGCTATAAAAGGAATTAAAGCTGCCATTCAAATGGGCAAGGATGTGCAGTCCATCACTGGCGATGTGATGAAGTTTTTTGACGCAAAAGACAAGGTAGCCAAGGAAGCGGTTAAAGACCCAAAGAAAAAGTACAGTTCCGACACCAGTCAGGCCATGAGTACCGTCATGCAGTTGCATGAGTTAAACAAGGCCGAGGAAGAACTGAAGTGGCACTTCATCAATCAGGGTCACAGCCAGTTGTGGAATCAGATTCTCCTTGAGCGCAACAGCATTGTGCAGCGCAGGAGAACGCAAGAGATACTTGATGCGACTGCGGCTAAGAATCGCAAGGCTGAGATTGACGAAGCCATCATAATGGGGCTTTGTGTTTTAGTGGCTGCTGCCATATTTTTCTTGGTGGCGTGGGGTGTAATCGAAATGAAAGGAAAATTCTGATGTTTGATATTACTGGACTACTAGCAGTCGGCGGCAAGTTAATCGACAAACTTATTCCTGACCCCGAAGCCAAAGCACGGGCGCAGCTTGAACTAGCCACACTTGCCCAAAGCGGTGAACTGGCAAAGATGGCTAACGAAACTGACCTTTACAAGACTGAGCAAGCTGGCGTATCTGAACGCTGGGATGCGGATATGTCATCCGACTCGTGGTTGTCAAAAAACATTCGTCCTATGGCCTTGGTTGCTATCTTTGTGGGCTATTTTGTTTTTGCCATGATGAGCGCCTTTGGTTACAACGCACAGGCATCTTATGTTGAATTGCTTGGGCAGTGGGGGATGTTGGTTATGTCTGCTTACTTTGGCGGTCGTACCCTTGAAAAGATTATGGAAATGAGGGCTAAGAAATGAACCTCTCGCCACACTTCACCCTTGCCGAGTTAACCGTCACCGACCACAGAGAGTTTGACAACTCACCGACCCAAACGGAAATCAGCAACTTGCAACGACTGGCGCAACTGCTGGAACAAGTCAAAGAAACCATTGGCGGCAAGCCCGTAATGATTAACAGCGCATTCCGATGCAAGCAAGTCAATGACGCAGTGGGCAGCAAAGACACCAGCCAGCATCGTCACGGTTGTGCGGCTGATTTCCGTGTGCCGAGTATGACCCCTGACGAAGTAGTCCGTGCGGTGATTGCTGCGGATTTACCGTTCGACCAAATCATCCGTGAGTACGACCGCTGGACGCATATCAGCATCCCGAATACAGAAGACGCAGAACCACGAGGCAATGCGCTGATTATTGATAAGGCTGGTACACGTGCGTTTGAGTAGATTAACCAGCACTCAGGTTTTATAGCCTCGGCTTTGAACAAGCATTGCATCGGTAGCACCAGCCCGTGCAGGTGGAGAATTGTCGGGTTTGTACAATTGCCCGTCTTTCATGTGGTTAAACGTGCGTGGTTCTGCCATATCAGGCGTTCGTACTATTGGCACATAACCGCCGCTTTGCCCATAGCGGTAAGTTGTCTTTTCAGGCTTGGCAAACGCACCCAATGTGGCTGTTCGGTTTACCCGCATAAGGTTGGGGTTTCCTGCTGCTAATTTCATTCTGTGACTTCCTGCTTGGCTGTCAATGCCTCAAGGCGTTTAATCCTCGCTACGTTGTACGAGACAAGGGCGGTGTGGTACTCCATGCTTGACTGGTGGCGTAGTTTGGTGCGCTGTGCTTGTATCAATTCCTCGGCGATCAGTTCCGCGGGTGTGGGCATGACCCAGTGGTTTTGCAGCCACTCCCATACGTTCTTTAAGTGGTTCATTCAATCTCCTCAAATTGTTGGTACTTCAATGCCCGTGCATATGCTTTGGCTCGTTCATAGGTGTCGTCGCCAGCAAACAAGTTCTCATATTGCCAGTCAAATTCATACCAGCGTTTGGTTTCAACAACCCAATATCCTTTTGGGTGTAATCGTATTCGTACTCTCATGTTTCCCTCGCTTTCATCATTGCGTCTGCTATTACATAAGCCCTGTGAGCAAACTCATCCATAGTTCCTTGTATAGATGGTTCTGAAATCAGTCCTTGCATCGCCTTGGCTGCAAAGTAGTCCCGCAGGGTCATGCCTGTGTTCATATTAGGGATTGGAAATGCTGGTGTGTCGTTCATTTAAATATTCCCCTCGCTAATACGGTTTTAGTGGATTCGCACTGCGTCACGCCTGAGGGTTGGCTAGCAACGATATACCCTGCAATAAAAGCAATGGTTGCTACCATGCCAAGTAAGGCCATAAGTTCAATAAATCCATCCCAAAGCCGTTCAAATACGGTCGGTGTCTCTATATCAGCGTCAATTGGGTCGGTGTGATTTGCCATTCTTGCTCCATTCTGTTTGAGTTACTACGCACTGTTTGACCTGTTAAACAAATCAGCCCGTCACGTTCAATTTCTTTTACCCGTCTTGCAATTTGTATTGGATTTAGACCAGTAAGGTTAGATATTCCATCTTTGCCTAGTTTGCCGTTCTTGCGTAGGCAGTCCACAATAATTGTGGCGTGATGCTTTGCCAGTTCTTTGGCAGAATCCGCAGCCAGCCAACTGGTTACTGGGTCGGTGTTTCTTGCTCTAAACATTTTGCACCGCCCTTTTTCTAAAATGGAATATCGTCAGGCATATCGTCAAACCCGCTGCCTCTTTGCTGGCGGGGCTGGCCTTCGTCTTTAGGCTTTGGGTCGTTAAGGTATGCCCAACCGTCCCAGCCGCCTTCTTTAAGTGGGACAACATCCAGCTTTAGCATTTCGCCATTCTTGGTTTCAATGATTGAGCCAATACGCTGATAACGGTTTTTGTTTTGCCCTTGGGCGTTTGTGTATTGCCCGACGATACAGGACACTTCTTTTTTGATTTTTGCCATTTTTATTCTCCAATAATTGATTTAAGGGATACGACTTTGGCATCTAATTCTGCCAAAAAAATAGTAACTTCATCTTCAGCTATCTTGAGCCAATCAGCATTTCTCTCAACACGGAATACGAAAAGTTGAGCCTTGATTGGCATCCGTGGGTCAAAAACCACATAGTCGCACCAAGACCTATCAGCGCAACGCATTTGCCATTGCATCTGTGCGTAATACTTTGCGTCTACTGGATTGCCACCTTGTGCATTGATTAACCAACATTCCAAAGCCGTACTGGATGACGGGCATTTAATCTCAATCATTCCGTCATCACCCACCAAGCCATCAGGCGAGGCTCCAGCGGCTTCAATGGCGGGATGAGATATAAACCCAACCTCTTCAACCATTTGACCCGTATGCACCTCATACGCAGCCCGTGCAAAAGGTTCTTGTTCAGTACCCCAAGCCATTGCTGCATTGGAATACGATTCAGCTCTAGTTTGAGTAATGCGTTCTAATACAAGTTGAGTCATGTAATTGGTTCGGCTGGTGCTGTAACCTGTTTTGGTTTTGGCAAGCACATCAGCCAATCGGCTGGCGGTCACTTTGCCAAGTCGAACCGAAAACCAATCGTCCGTGCCTTGTTCCATCATTTCAATCATGACAATTCACCTTTCTTTGCATCCTTGGCCTTAATGATGGCGGTCTTGGCAACTTGGTCGTTGCCAGCCACTTTGATTGCTTCAAAATATGCGGCCTTTAATTCATCCTCGTTGGCACAGGCTGCAATATCGGCAACCAAGGCTTTGACCGTGGCGGCTGATACCGCAGGGGCTTTGGTGGCTGCGTTGCCATCATCATCTTCAGGCGCAATGCCACAAGCTGCCATTAGGCTGTACCGCCGTGCATAAGTTAAGGCAGACCCATACCCTTGCGGGTCTTGCTTGCTGGCTGGTACGTGTAACTTGCCACATTCCAGCATTTCGCCTGATTCGTGGATAAACACAGTTTCTACGGTCACGCCTGTTGTGTCTTCGCTGGTGCGCTGGATAAGTGCTATCCCTGCGCCGTTTAAGCCTTCAATCACCGCTTCAACGCAAGCTGAAAGGTCAGCGTAACGGCTTTTAAAATGTGGGTTGGTAGATGATTTAAGGGCTGGCCCAAAAGCCTTTTGTGCCTTGACCAAGGCGGTTGCGATATTTTTCATGCTGCTAATTCCTCGTTGATAAGTTCAAGTTGTGTTGTTTCGTCAAAATCTGAAAACTCAAGCCAATGATTTTCACCACAGCAAGAGCGTTGTTCTCTCTTTGGCTCAGTGCAATAAGCACAAAATTCAAGGTGTTGCATTTGCTCAAAGTAAAGTTTGATAAGACCTTTCATTACATTCTCCAAAAGTAAATTACAAAGGGAAGCCCAATCAGGGCGGCAAAGAGAAAAGCGGTGGCAATGTTTTTCATTCGTTTGACTCCACAATCATGGCTTCAAGAGCGTAGATGGTGTGGACGCTGATGTGCTCATAAAGCTCAATGCCGTTGACGTAGATTTGGTCAATGGTTGCGATTGCTGGGATGGGTGGGTCAATGTCCGTCTCGGTCTGAGCGTCTTCCCATTCGTAGGTGACTTCCCAAACGATGCTGTCATAAGTGAGTGTTGCTGTTTGCATTTTGCTTCCTTAAAAGACCCTTGCGGGATTAGTGGGGCTTGCGCCCCGATTGATTTAACTTTGAAAAATTTGGCAATGAACGCCACGCTTTACCATCAAGGAAATAAAGCCAAGGGCTTTAGTGATGGATGTGAATTCCATGCGTGACCAATCGTTTTGCAGACCAGTTGCATTAAATTCAACTATGTAGGTTTGTTTCATTTTGCTTACTCCTAAAAAGACCCCAAGGTGTTCGGGGCATGAGTGAATTGTATAGATAAATGGACACTAAAATCATGGAGCAACATATAAATATTAATAGGTATTGCCTTGTCAATAGTTAAAATTTATGGGCGTTTATTGCAGAAAGTAAACTAAAATAGACGGTAATGACTAAAGAACACGCAATCAAACTCGCTGGCTCTC